ATTCTCCTTTACAGTTTGTCAGTATAGGTAAGCTCATAGATGACTTGATAGGCCAGTGCATCGGACAGCCAGTATCTGTCCTCTTTTGTAAATGTGAGGCCGCGGGAGAGTATTGCCCTCTCCAGATCAGCCTCCGCTTTATCATCTCTTGCAGGCTCATAGAGCTCTATGCGGACATTATGAGTGCAGACAGCAGGCAAAGGCTGGCCGAGTATGACTGACTCTCGGTCAGGGCCGTCAAGGTCAACGTCATCAAAGTAGACAGCATAGGTGCCCTGTGGCTTGCGGATAAAGTGGCCCTGTTCAAATTCCACTCCAGCCTCTGTCAGGATCTCTCGTATCATTCTTTGATCGCCTCCTCAACATTCTTTTCATACTCCGTCAGCACCGCATCCAGTGCATTGCGCAGGAAGGGGTCTCCCTTTGTTCTGCCGCCGTTCACTGTCTCGTGACCATGCACAAGTAAGTGCGTGAGCCTGTGTAGCGGTTTTTTAACATACCACACATAGGTATTACCGTTTACATTCTCTTTCAAGAGCTTGCTGGCTATGTTCTTACGGTAGTCGCCTGTCCGTTTCGGTGCTGTGGCCTTGGTCTTTTTCACAAGGCTCTTGACAGCCGCCTCAGACTGTGCATTGATCCGCTTGACAATATCCTCATGGTAGCCTATCAGCTGCTGCTCGATAGCTTTGCCCAGATCTCCGGGCTTAATTGTCTGCTTTGCCATAGATCCTGCGCTCCTCCAGAGAGGCCTTGCCCACAGTCAGCTCCATCTTCTGGCCTGCTCGGTATGTTCTGATGATCCTGTACAGATCCTCACCCACCATAAGGTAGGGCTCGTCATTGTAGTCAAGATAATCAGAGAGGACATACTTTTTCTCCGGGCGGTAGTCAGTGGTTGCCGCCTGGTAGAATTCTGTCTGCCCTATGCTCTGCAGGGTTGCGAGCTTGTCAGCGCGGGTGCCGTCCTCTTTTATGAGAGTGATGGACTCAATCATCGGTGTCCTCCCAGCCGTAGCCCTCGGCCATCATCAGACATGACTTGAGCGCGTTGTAGCGCTCCATATAGGCTGCGGCCTTGGCCGTGTCATCTGTGTATTGTGCTCGACAGTAGAGCTTTACAGCGTTAAAGATGAGCGGGTCTGCGGGGTCAGCGTTCACGACCCCGCAGATCTGCAGATCCGCTATGCATGCGTCAATGTCGGCACGGATGTCCTCGTCAAGGACGTTATGACTGGTGCGGAGAGAGAGCTTGACTCTCCGCAAAATATCTGCTTCCATTTGACGCCTCCTGTGTCAAGTTAGATGGTAAGTGCTACGAAGCCGTTCTTCACGGTTACATCCGCGCCAAGATCAACAGCACCACGGATGGTGTCCATGTTCTTGTCGAATGCAAAGTCCTCGGAGACCTTTACCTCGTAGTCAGAGAAGAGGTCAAGCTCAAGGTTCTGAGGTGCACCATAAATCATGGTAACGCCTGCGCCCTCAGCTGCAGTGCTGCATGCGGTAAGACCGGAGTTGAGGCAGTAACGGACGGAGAGACCACCGTCACGGATCACGCCGGTGTTGGGGTTAGCCGCATCAGGAGTGATCTCATATACAGCCTTTTTCTCATTGGTGCCGCGCACATCACCGAATGCAAGGAGGTCGGCCTTGTTAAGGAAGAGCACAGCTCCGCCTACAACAGACTCGTCGCCGCCGTATGCAAGAGCGATCTTGCGGAGAGTGGTTGCCTCGATCTTGCCAGCGGTACCCTCAACGGTAGCGTTGAGAGCAGACGCCTTGAGCTTCGCGGTAACGATCTCAGCAGCCTTCTTGCGGAGAGCAAGGAGAGCATTGCTGCGGACCTTGGTAGCGTACTGGAGAGGAGTCTGCTTCTTGGCCTGGTTGGAGATAAAGTCAAGAACAGCGACAGACTCAGGGGTGATGGTTACAAAGTTAAACTTTGCAAGCTCAGCAGCATTGATGGCCTGACCCTCGGTGTGAGCGCCTGCAGCAGCTGCGTCCTCATCTACATAGGCCACCTTGTGGCTGCCCATACCTACGCAGTTGACTACCTTTACAAGGTCGATGATGCTGGAAACCTTCGCACCTACAATCTCGTTAATGCCGTCTACCTGGGTAGGAGTTGCAAGAGTTCCGCCGGAGATAAGAGTAGCTCTGGACTGCTCTGCCCCGATGGTCATGTGGTTGGTGTTTGCGAAGGTCTGAGCCGCTCTCTCCTCAGTGGAAGGCTGGGCGGGAGTAGCACCGGGAATGGGAGTGCCAGCACCGGCAGCAATATCGCTGCGGAGCTGCTGACGTGCCTGAGCCTCATTCTGGAGAGTCTCAAGCTCTGCAAGAAGGTTGCGGGACTCGGTCTCAAGAGCGGTAAGCTCCTCACCGGTCGCATTGTCAATAAGGGTGTTGATCTCGGCAAGTCTTGCCTGGATTTCTGCAATTCTCATTAGTTATTGCCTCCTGTTAAAATGTTTATTTTTGCGCGCAGTCTCCTGCGTCGCTCTTCAAGCTCTACCTCACTCCGGGCCGCCTGGGCAATCTCTCCGTCTACCCATGCACGAGCATTGATCTCTGTGTTGTCGTTTGCGGGGATGCTGACCGCCGAGACGTCGTAGATCTTCTTTACGGTCAGGTGGACAATGGTGCGGGTGTCCTTGTCGAAGTAATAATTGCCGCAGCGGAAGCGCCAGGACATCTTCGTGACCATTCCCGCCTCGATGTCAGCGTACAAGTCACGAGCTGCCTCCGTCCTGCCCAGGTCGGCAGCGACGAATAGACCCTCGTCGGTGGCTTCCACGATCAGGCTGCCGTTGCTGTTGCGAGCCAGGACCTTGCCTTCGTGGTCGTACTGCATGATGATGTCGCTCATGTCGCAGTTGTCGAAGCACCCGCGCTCGAAGCGCTCATACACAGGCTGGCCGTCGTAGTCGTAGTAGAGCACATAGGGCTCATAGCGGGCCGCGTAGCCCTCTACATAATGCTCGGAGTCGATGCGCCGAGTCTCATGGCCAGACGAGAAAACGGTCAGGGCTCGGGTCTGGGCCTCGTCCTTAAACTTCGTCTTGTTGTTAGGTGTCATTGCTGTCCTCCTGTTCGTCTTCTTGCTCGGTCGGCTGCTGTGCCGCGGCAAGGTCAGTCTGGGCTGCCGCAAGTTCCTGTTGTAACCGCGCGACCTCATCAAGCTGAGAAATCTCAGTGTATTCTTTGCGGATATATCGCTTGTCGCCGTCAGGAACGTGCGGCAGGTTCCAGACATCCATCACGTCGTTAGTGCTGAGGATGCCCCGGTCAAACATTTGGCTGCTGACCTGGAGCTTGTCAGCGTTGGTCATGTACTGCAGGCGATTGGCCGACCATACGATGGCATTCTTGCGCGTGCGCTCGTTGTGGCTGTACGTCATGCAGGTCATGGCCTGGGAAAGCTGGAGGGCAAAGGGCTCGATCTTGCCCTCATAGTAGGCAGACCAGTCGTCGCCCGAGGCCTCGTTGTGCAGGATCTTCTCGTTGCTGCCGAAGTAGGTAAACGCTCGGTCCTGGATCAGTTTCAGCTGCTCGGGGTCCACGATCTTGGCCGTGGACTGGATCTGCTGCACGTTGGAGTAGGTGTTCGGGAAGAGCGCCAGCCCGCCCGCGTCCGCGCCCAGGTTGTCTTGCACCCAGGTCTTTCGCTCTTTGGCAAGGTCGGCGGCCTTCACAAAGTTGTTGACCGTCGCCATGAAGCGGAAGCTGGCCGAGTTCTTGATCCCCTCGGCGATGCCCTGGTTCTGCGTGTCGAGCAGTTGCAGGGTCGGGTTCAGCGCGCGGTTGTCCTCGCCCACCAGGTCGCTGCGGTAGAGGAACTTGCTGACCACACCCACGCGGGACAGCTCAATGGCTGCCTTTTCTCCGTTGCCGAAGGTGTACACCAGGAAGGGCTCCCCGTTCTGCTCTCGCAGTTCGGTCAGGTCGGGCACGGCGGGATAGTAGCCGACGATCCTGTCGAACTTGTCCAGCACGGGCACGATGTAGCAGGTGTTCTGGGTTTCGTAGATGGTCGCGGCCTTGTAGAGGAACTGCGCGCCAGTCATGAAGATGTTCGGCTTGCCGTCGAGCATGGCTTGAATGCCTCGTGCGTCGGATCCTGCCACCTTCGGCTGGAGCTTGCTGCAGTGCGTCGCAAAAGTATGGATGCACGCGCGGGTCAGTTCCATCTCGTAGACGCCGCCGTCGTATGTAGTGAAAGACGGGGAATAGCCGTCAAGCATCTGGAACCATCCGCCCATCAGCTGCTTGGCCTTGATCTTCCCGAAGAGCTTGTCAAAAGCGCCCATTCGGTTACCTCCTATGCTGCATTTTTCAGTTGCTCCCCGATTTGATCAAACCACTTCTGTCTAACCGTGAGAGCATCTATGACGGCCACAAAGCCGTCGATGTGGCACCGCGCGTCGATCTTGACGGGGCGCACTTTCCGGGTTTCCTCGTTCTGCTTCATGCCCACGTTGAGGAAGTGGGCTTTCAGCAGGTTGTTGTCGCCGAGAAGCAGGGTCTTGTCA